CTTGCGGGATCCCGGTCACGGATGACGAGTTGCTCGGAGGTGTGGTGCCAGCCGCGGTAATCGCTCCAATCGGAGATACGTCAGCGGCCTCCATTATGGCGTACCGGTATTTGTGGTTTGTCTCAGCAGTGGTCATCTTGGTGCTGACGCCAGCCACAGTTGCAGCGACTACCTCCCCAATCACATGTACGTAACGCCAGTATCCAGAGTAAGCGATAAGCGCATCGAGCGCGGTGTTGAGATCGGCGAGTTGGAATGCAGGCGCGGTGGTTGAGAACCAAAACACATCGCCTGCCTGAAACGATTCTGGAGTCCCGTCGGTAAACGTGATGGTTAGACCGGTGTTTGGGATGGCGTATGCCCCGGCTAGAGGCACCGTGATGGGCAAAGACCAGTTTCGGTTCTCCTCATCGGAATCGTCAGGACCGGCGTCCAGCGAGTATTTGAACGTCGCAGAACCTTGCTCGCCACCGGTGACAATCTCGACTGCGACTTGGTACCGGTTGTTGGGTGTGCCGGTCATGGCGCACGTACCGTCGCCAACTTGCGATGGTGCACCCGTCGTGATAACTCCGGCCACGGAGTTGACCGCACGGATGGCAAGGATCGTCCCCCCACCGTTTTCTAGCTCGTATTTGCACGCGTCGACGAGCGGGCCAATGCCAAGCGAATCGGCAGCTTTGGGTGCAGTCATCGAGATGATTGTGTTGTATGCGCCTGCCGAGCACACCCCAATGAGAGCACGGACGGGACCAACACCCAACGACACACCATTGCCACCGTCAACAACTGTGATTGATCTGTCAGGGACGGTCATGGCTTGACTCCTTGCACTTGATATCCAATCGGGTGTCCGAGCATGGCAGCAACAGCAGCGTCATACTCACCTTCGGTCACGAGCTTGCCTTGCGCCCACTTCAATCCCATGTAAAACATGGGCAGCACGACGTTTTTGTTTGGTTTCTCGGCGAACCATTCTTCGAATGGGCGCTTCTGGTCTTCAACGAAATTGAACATGGGAACCTCGAGGCCCTATTCGCGGCCCGTCTCGATGTCTGTATCACCTAGCCCGATGGTCATCTCACCCTCGGCTGGATCATCCTCAACCACGGTGATGGTAGTGCTCGCATCAGGCGGAGTTGCAACGTCAGCAGTGGCGGTAGGTATGTCGACGTACTGGTCTAGCACCGGGATTTTGAACGTCACCGGTAACACAACAACCTCGCCCTGCGTCAACCACTCGACCGTGCCTGGTTGCAACCATCGCTCGCCAGATACAGCAAACGATGTGCTTGCCGACTTGTAACACGCGAGGACTAGGTTGTGCAGCAACGACTCCGCCTGGTCATACGACACACCCCAGCAATGCACGTCAAACCCGGGTTGCCTGGTCCGGATGCTCCGGTACGTTTTGCCCAACTGGACGGGGGGAGCCCAGCTCCCACCGATTGGCACCCAAACGATGCGCGGTGGCGCATTGTGCAGGTGCAGGTACCGACCACCGATACCAAACTGCAACGTCGGCATTGCAACCAGCAACGCAGCGTTGATCTCGGCGATGACTGTTGCAATCATTGCCCCAACACCCCGCGCGCTTTTTCGGACAGGATGCTCTGAAACTCAGCACGCCAAGACGATGGTAACCCATTGCTCGGGATAAACTGTCGTTTGGGGATCGATATGTTGAGAGTCACCTCTTTGACTTGAGGCACGTCGGGTGTCGAGTTTGGCACGAACACCGCCATCCCACCGTCAAGCACAGAGATCTTCTGTTGTCGCGGGGCAAACTGGTGTCCGAAATTGTGCACCGCTGCGTATTCGGTCGATGCCGTCAGGAAAAAACCGGTTGCCGATATGTCAGCAGTCGCAATAGAGTTGTACATGCGGCCCGTGTCACGCAAGAGAAGCGAGCTTCGGTTCTTGCCAGTGCGCTCTCCGGCCTGAATGTTTCGCGACCTATCCTGTTTGAGAGGAGGCCATGCGTTGCCGTACGGGTCCGTCGCTTCGGAAAACGTTTGCTTGACCCTGTCCAGAGCTTCCTCGGCAATCTCTTCGGACACCTCAACCATGAACCCCGTGCCAGCCATCGATTCAGCGGCCGCCACGAGAGCATGCAGTTTGGACAGTTGCCCCTTGACTCCAGACATCACCAGTCCCAATCCACGATGTCTGCTGACGACACGAGCGGTGCCCCCTCAGCAACAGATGGTGTCGCGTCATCGGATGCATCGACCGGCTCAACCATGCCAAGCGCACAATCACGCAACCATTTGCGCGCGATGTTTGCCCTACCTTCAAGTCTCTCGACATCCTCTGGGCTCACACCCAGTACGTACGCGAGGTCGTATGACGCAATCGCGCAAACATGACGTGTCAACGACACACCGTATGTCGAGAGCGGGGTGCCGTACCGTTTTCGGAGATAAGAGTCTGCCTCGTCAGACGCAGCATCGAGCACTGCGTCCTGACTTGCGGTCGCAACTTGGGCCAGGACGGCCGATGGCAGTCCGTGGATTGCGAGGTCTGCTCTTGTTGCGTACGCCATGTTGTCAACGCGCCTTGCTTGGACGCGTCGCCTCTTCTTGGTCCAGCTCGTCCAGCAACGTCACCACCGGAGGTTTGGGTTTCTCGACTTGAGGTCGGATCTCGACCTTTCGACTCGACACGACCACCGCCCCGACCATCGGGTCGGCCATCAAAACCGCGAACGATTTGGAGTCGATCGCACCATCGGCGATGGCTTGCTCGGCTTCGGCTTTGGTCAATGGGTCTGCCAGTAACTCAGCACGGACCACCGTGAACTCGTGCTGAGAACTACCGTTGGGCCAAAACGACTTCCCCCGCCAAAAACCGTCGTACCCTTGACGGGGTGAGACGTGCCCTTTGACCGTGATCTTATATGCAGTTATCATCAAGCCTCGCATTTGTCCATCATCTGCCAAAAACCATACCCGCCTGCACCGCGTCCGTGGACACCGACCTGCACAACGTTTGACTCAAACATGTTGTCATCGGTCGGTGAGTTGCGGACCACCAACTGGTTTGGCGACTTGCGCACCTGGCAAAGCAACGGCTTCAGACTCTTGCTGAGGTCTGCCAGATACCAAGTCGTTGTGCTCGTCGCATCGAGCGCGGGGATAACCATGATCTCGGCAGTGCCGAAATTCATATTCGAGTCCGTCGCAGTCGATGACGAGTTGGCCAGATAGCCAACGTTCTCGGCCTTGACGATTTTCTTTGCCGTCGCTTCCAATGCTTGCGGCACAATCAGATGCGTTGGGTTGATACCCATGGGCAAACCATCGGCGGCTTTTCGCACCTTCATCGCCGACCGGACCGTCTCGTAGTTGGCCGCAGTCAATGCAGTCCCGGTGTGCAGGTTGGCTTGCGTGGTAGCTGCTGACCCCTGCACCTCAAGCGGATGGTCCGTATCAAAAAAGTACTGCCCATCATAACAGATTGCAGCACCACCGCCGACTAGCGCGGCAAGTACCAAGTCGTTGGGCCACAGTTTGGCCGATCGACCTAAGTGCTGCACCGCAGACGCGTACGACCCAACGTTGTCGTCAGCAACATCGTTCGCCGAGATCTCAAACGACTCTTCGTAGTCGACGTTGGTCAGTACGTAACTGCGCTCTTTGAGGTTGCGCAGCTGGCGAGCCCCGACCCATTGCCTCAAACGGGGCAGCACATCTAGGGCCGGATAGGTGTTGGATGTGCTCGTACTGGGGATTTCCGCAGCGAGCATCTTGTACCAGAGCATGCTGTCAAGATCAGCCTCATATGCTTGCTTGAAACGCATGACAAGGTTGGTCCGTAGACCAGCTAGTGTTGAGTCAGCAATCAGCATTGTCGTTCTCCTATATACGCTTTATGGCTCTTGGTAGGAGTCAACAATCAGCATTGTCGTTCTCCTCTATACGCTTTATGGCTCTTGGTAGGCGGAGATCAACCGCCAATTGGTCCCGTCAAACCCAACGTTGCAACCAGCTTTTTTGCTTGCAGTCATTGTCATGAGCGTGCCGGCCCCGGCACCACCGTTGACAACCGCAACAGTGTGAGCACCAGCCGTTGCACGCACGATGTGGATGTAATCTCCGGCAACAGCCCCAGTGGTGTTGACCGTGAGGGTTGAGTTTTGGTCCGTCGCGTCGATGTACCTGAACTGGCCTCCCGTGACCACGATGGCGAGCGCCCCCGCTGTGAACGTTGCAACAGCGGCACCACCGATGACGCGACCACCCATTTCGGTAGCAGTCGCTCCTGAATTGGTCCGAAGGGCCTGGTACGCAGTGCCGGGCGTGACACCACCAACAGCAACCAACCCACCGTTGGCTGCGTTCGCATGCGTGTGTGTTGCGTTAGCAAAACTTGCGATGGTCGGCGTGGTCAATGTCTTGTTGGTGAGAGTTTCCGACCCGGTCAATGTCGCGACGTCGGCAGTAATGCCGTACGGATGAATCGCAACCCACACCCCAGCGGAGTCGACCCCCATGATTTTGCCACACCGTATTCGAGTCCCACCGTTGTCGGTTTTGGCAACGGTCTGGTTGTCAACGATGTAGCAGTAGCTGCCGACTTCGGCTTGGGTGATCTCGTCTGCCGCTGCGGAGTTGGCGAACTGGAACACGCCAGCCTTGATTTCAACGTTGATCGCCCCGCTGGAACCGGAGGCGTTGTCCGCGTCAGCTTGCGCAACACCGAGCACCTTTTGGGTGGTCGACACTGCACCTGCAACGGCGTAACCAGTGGAGTCAGCACAGACGATCGTCCCTTGATAGAGCGATGTCGCCGCCTTGACTCCGAGCGAAAACGAATGAGGCATCACGCCAGAATCCCATTTTTGGGTTGATCTCTTCGATGTGGCAGCGGTCATTGGCCGACCTCCGACTTGTACTTGGCAAGTTCGGCAACGTCATGTCCGAACAGTTTGGCAAAATGTTTTTCTTCGTCCGTCAACGTTGCGGTCGACTGGACAGCCGGTTGTGTGAGCTTTGCCGCGACGGGCACAAGGTCCGGTGCGACCCGAACAAATTCGGCCAACGCGGCGAGCGACTGTTTCTCCGCCCATTGACGTAGTGCGTCGTTGAATTTGCGATTGTTCGCCTGAATCAAAGCGGTTTTTTCGGCAGACTCTTGCGCTGCTCGGAGCCCAGCAACCTCCGCACTCAACACCTGCACCTGCTCGATGGCAGCAAGCCCGGCCCGCAACACCCCAAGGGCCCCGTCAATGTTTTCAGTATTGGAAAGCTCCAAGATTCTGGCAATGATGGAATCTTTCTCTTGGATGAGGCGAACGGCCTCGTCTTCGTGGGCATCTTCGTGGAATAGCGCTCCCATGTGCGCACCTTTCTCTGGCTCCGCGCCAGACTCGTCAACCCCATCGGCAACGAGCGGGGTCATCCCGTACGTGGCCGGCAGGTTCGTTAATGCTACGTTCAGTATCTTCTCTATTCGTTTCGTTTTTTTGTCAAAATAGAACGTAGGGGAGAAATAGAGCCATTCCCCGGCTTCAATCGCGGCAAGCGCAGCCGGCGTCCATTTGATGTCGACTGCCCACAGTTCCGGACCTTCCCTTACCTCAAGCGCGAAATTCGCCGCCGCGGTCTTGTCTTGAGGTCTGGCGACTTCAGACACCATGGCGTGGTCGTAGTCAAATACAAGCCGGTTACCGTGCTCAGAAAAATCCTTTATTACAGATTCTGCTGATTTCTCGTCAAACAGAAACTTACCCTTGGTTGTTGACGTCCAGCCCGCGGCAAACAGCCGTACCTCAACAGGAGCGCGTGATTCGCCAAGCGTGATGGCGTCTAGTGTGCCTCTAAGTAGTCCCATGTAGTTTCAACTCCAGCTGCTCACTGATCCCCGGCGGATATCTAGATGGATCAGGCGTCCAGTCCGAATCTTTCGGAGTTTTTCCAAACCCTGTATCTGCCTTCACATCCGGACCCTTGTCTGTTATTCCACGTTTTTTTGCTTGCCTATCAGTAAGACATCTGATTGACGAGCGGCAATAGTGGTGCAGAGGAGGTGTGTGCGTAGCCCACCATGGGTCAGATGCGGGCCTGACCACCCCGTCCAGCGGCTCACAGATGTCAGATATTCTATTGTCCATAATCGCGTCAAACATCCAATATGGGCGGGCCTTGCGGATGACAGGAGTTGTCATCTGCTTGTAACGCCCTGCATTGTAAGCCCTTTGGATGTTCGTGCGGAATATCTTTTCTATGCGTAAAGCTGGATTCTTTTCCGTGCCAGCCCAAGCAGAGATGAGTTTCGCCCCAATCGCCTCCTGAAATGCCTCCAATGTCGTCCCTTTTTCAATTGCGGAAACCAGGGCATTGAAAACATCGTTGATCAGGTCGGCCTGCTCGATGTTGCTGAGTCGAAGCGCACTAACCCGCGCCTCGAACGCGAGCTCTTGCCAATCCGACTCCGACATCACCGACCTGGCCCGGAACCAAGCCAAAGCCTCGGCAAAGACAAGCAGGTCAGCAGAAACAGCCCACATGCTCTTACCAGAGCACCGTGATCTTTTGCGCGGTTGTCCCGCTCGCCGTGATCGTGTTGGCCCGAATCGTCAACGTGTCCCCGTCGGGAATCCCAGCGATGGTCCTCGATGTGCCGTTGGGTTGTACGACAATCAAGGTCCCGCCCGTGTAAACCTTGATTTGCCTACATGCCGCGCCACCATCCGACAGGAGGTTCGCGTCGGCACCAAGAGCCCCGGCACTTGCATACTGCTTGTATACACTGGCAGAGTCTATGCTCGGTTGTGAGGTAACGGACGACACTGTGGTCACACCAGCGATGGTGGACGCGGACGCGTTGACCTTGAGGGCTCCCGTGCTGTCTCCCTGTGCAACGCACGTCTGCCCATCCGTCAGGGTCGGAGGTGTGGCAAGGTATTCAACCAGGAACGGTTTCAGCCCTTCGATGCTGGACATGAGTGTTTTGAGCAGCATCTGCCCCAATGTAGTTGCAGCCATTACACATCCTCCAGCACGGCAACTCTGCCAGCCAACTCCGCCAAAATCAGCGACTTCTCAAGCGCGGCGGCAGCCGCGGTCGCGTCCATGTCACGATAGGTATCCACAAGTTTCGCTTTCAGCTCCTCTTGCCATCCTTCAGTATCTTCCAGATGCATCACGATGTCAATCAGTTTCGCGACGTCTGGACGCAGTGCAGCTGCACCGTCGACTCGCGCGCTGTCCGCAAGCCTAGCCACGTAATCCTGCCCGGACACAAATCCAGACACACTTTCCTCTTCGCCTACACCTGCCGAAAGGTGGGCTGAATGCCCGTGTTTCACGTGAAACATATGGGCCGGTTCGGGCTCGGGCTCGGGTTCTTCTTCATGCACAGGCGCGGGTGGCCCTGCGTCTGTACGCAAAGGCAGGCCAAATCGTTCGAGTAGCGCTCTCACGTCCAGAGCGGGCTCGACCGCAAGCAGTTTGGCGAGCCCGTCTCCCAGCGTGTTCAGCGTCGAAGCCTCTTTGCCCAAATCCTCGGGAGGCGCAGTTTCGAACCGAGGCCACGGAGCAAGATTCGTGCCACCGAAGTTCCACTGCGCCCACGGCTGTAGGTAACCATGCGCCCATGTGGCTACTTTGCCCGCGTCCAGTTCTAGGTAGTCTTGTCTCACCTTAGACGCAGATGTAGCACCAGTGTTGGCGGATGTAGGCACTTCGGTAGTCAACGGTTGACCCAACAGCACAATCGCGAGCCCGGCATTTGCCGTGTCAACGACACCTGCAAACGTTTCCCAAGTGCGGGCCTGAGCTTCCAACATTTCCAGCTCATACCCGGACGGGAGCACTATTGCAGCGCTTTTTGCCATGACTTTCAGATCATTCCAAAAAGCGCGTCTATCTGATTCCTTGGAGCCTTCAGGAGCCTTGCCTACAATGGCACCGGACCCGTGTTTTTCGTTGTGCTTCCCCCACCCGCGCAGCCCGTGTAGTTTTATGAGCCACAGGAGCCCACACGCCAGCCAAGCACCTTCGGCCCATGGCCGCTTTTTACCGTAAGGCTCGAAAAACGTCCACGTGGGATCGGCGGGATCAACCTCCACCGGGCCTTGCTCCGTCTGCACAATCCAATGTCGTGTCGTGTAGTCAACAGACAGGAAACGTGGGTGCCACGTCTCAAGGACGGGAATCCAGCGCCCGTTTATATTGGTAGGTATTGCCCTACCATATCCTACACCGAGAAACAGACCCCATTGGAGCAATCTGCCCAGCTCCGCCTCCGGAGTAGCATCCCACCAATCCTGTTCGACTGCCTTGAGTACTCGTTTCGAGTCTGCCTCAAATTCCAGTTTTTCGCTGTTGTTGAGCCCAAGCAGAGCGCCTACACGAGTACTTAGCACCCCATGTATGCGGTCATCTCGCACCATGGCGTCACAAATGTCTGCTGCTTGCTCCAAAGTCCCAGCGTCCGCAGCTGCGAGCGCAGCCTCCACGTCCCCAGGATACCACGCCGCCGTTGTACTCCATTGGCTCGGGTCGCGGTAGTATGTAGCCTGTTTTACCATGTGGACGTATATATGTGGCTGCTGTAGGTAGACTGGGGCGCGGCCATGTCAAGCGCGGTCAAACCCCACACCAGCGCGTCAACCCTATCCGGACTGTATGTGTCTGACGTTGGATCCCAACTGCACATCTGGTCTTCCAATATGTGCAAACATCCTACGTGGTGGACGCGCCCTTGTTCGTAGAGGGCCGATATTGGCTCCGCCCGGGTTTGCTTACCTCTACTTGCACGTACTGAGGTGTATGGTATCGTGCTCCGTGCTGTCCGGAGGTTGGCCTCAACCAGGTCGCCACCGTTGTTGACCTCCGCCACCACACGGTCAGCTCGATTCCGGTCAAATGCCGACACTGCTCGTGCCGCCCATTGTGCTGGTGTGTAGGTTCCAGACGCGTCATCGAGCACATATCCGTGACCGTCCTCACCTAGCCCTACTACCACTATCCCAGTCTCATCTGAGTGCTCGTTTGACGACACCGCGGGGTCAATCGCGACCACCACACGCCGGAGCCCGGGTGACTCCGTGCACCGCAGCTTGTCAATCCTGTCTCGTTGCCAAAGCGCGCGTGGATTGTCTTTCAGGATTTCTGCATTCAGTTCTTGTCTGCCGAGTCTGGTCCCTTCGTAGTTTCGGATAATCTCCCGAAAAAACGCATCTGCCAGGTTGGCTCTGTTGTCATACGTTGTGCCGCGCGTGACTACAACGTCGCTCCTATTGACAAGCCCCTTGATGACCGGTGTAGGTCTTGGGGTGGTGGTTACCACACCCTGTGGGTGCTGCCCAAGCCGGAACCCAAACATCAATTGGTCCCAAGCCGCTGGGTACCTCCAAGCCGCCAGCTCGTCCGCCCAAAATGTGTCGCACTGCGGTCCTCTGAGTCTGTCTGGATTGTCAGCAGAGTACACCGACCCAACGGCCCAATTGGGCCACGTCAACCTACGTTTGGACGGCTCGTAGGTGGGGCGGAACCACTTGGGAGCGATTGTAAGCAGCCCGGATTCCCCTTCGAGCATCGTGTCCCGAGCATCCCCGGCTGTTGCTGCGACGAGATTCACGCGCCGGGCCAGTCCGTCCTCAACCCGACGTTGCACGAATTGTGCGCCCGTCCTAGTTTTGCCAAACCCGCGACCTGCCATGACCAGCCAGATCGTCCAGGCACCGTCGGGAGGCAACTGGTTGTCACGGGCCACCATCTCTTCCCAATTAGAAGAGAGTCTGGAAAGCTCTTCAGGGTTCAGGCTCTTGAGGTACGTCTGCATCTGCGTCGGGGAGAACGATGCCAGCAAGTCGCGCAATCTTTTCTGCTTTTTCTCTTGCTGAAGCATCAATTGACTTTACCTCGATGAGCGCGCCTTTCGGTCCTCTCACTTCAAGGCCCTGCGTTTTGCCCCAACGACGCGCGAAACGTCTTTCCAGCCACCAAGCCGTGGCTTTCCAATCGCTCTTGCCAGCTTCCCTTAGAGCGATTATCCCGCTCGTTTCAGCATCGGCAAGGACAAGCTTCACGGCCTTAGCGAATTCAGCGTATACGCCAGATTCTTGCGATTCTGCCGCTTTCATCCATTTCTGGTATGCACTCCGAGAGATACCTACCGCAGCACATGCCGTCTGGATGTAGCACCCCTGCGCCAAGCGCCTACAGAAGGCGTCTTGCAGTTCGGGCGTAAGTTTTGTCGGCTTTCTTCGCACCATTCCGCTGTCTTAAGTGTCGATCGACGCGCTTCCAGGCGGCCAGAGCGACAGGATCTGCTGCAGCATTGGGCGTTCAGGCATTATCGGTCTCGTTGCTGAGCAGCGGCACAGCAAACCGCTGCGACCACTGTTTGAGTCGCTCATCGACGATCTTGCGAAGATCGGCGTCCGGCAAACCGAGGACGTAGCGCCGTTGCACGTCTAGGCCGAATTGCTCGATCTCCGAGAAGCTCAGCCCCTTCAGCTTCTTGGCCAGCGTGTTGGGCGCGATGCCGAGCTTCGCACCAAGCCGCTCTTCGAACCGTTGGAACCACTCCTGGATCTGCGGTGCTGTTGGTGCAGAGAGCTGCAGTCGAAGCTGAAATCGCCGCCACACCGCTCGGTCGAGAAGCTCCGGATGGTTCGTTGCGGTAACCACGACAACGTAGGGCGGCAGAGCGTCCACCTGGAGCAACAACGAGCTGACGACCCGCTTGATCTCACCCGTCTCGTGGACATCACCTCGTTCCTTGCCGACCACGTCGAATTCGTCGAAAAACAGAACGCATCGCTGGGTGCGAACCTGCTCGAAGAGGCGCGACAGCCTGACGGCGGTTTCGCCAAGGTAGCTGGCGATCACCGCCTCATAACGAACGACTAGCAACGGCCGGACGAGCTCTCCAGCGAGTGCTTCGGCCATGGAGGTCTTCCCGTTGCCGGGCGGTCCGGCAAGGAGGATCCTGTGCCGTGGCTCCAGGTTGTGTGCTCGCAGAAGATCCGCGCGATTCTGCTCTTCGATCACCTCCCTGCACGCAGCAGCGACGGTTTCCGAGAGGATCAGGTGCTCCATGCGCAGTCGAGGCTCGACCTCGTAATAGGCTGTCATTCGACGCGACTGTCAGCTTTTTTAGCGGTTTTGCGACAGGATTCCGAGCAGTAGCTCGGTGGCCTCCCTCGGTTGACAAGCCAGGTAAAGTTCTCCCCGCATATCTTGCAAGTCCTGCGCCAATACATGTCTTTGATTTCCATCTTTATTGCCCTTTTCGCCCTAATCCATTCCCTTTGGAGCTTGCGGACTCGTTCCGGGCTCCGAGCCCGGTCCTCAGCCGCCCATTTCCGTTGTGCTTCCCTCCGCCTACATGACCGTATCTCTAACCACAGATGCCACGTCTCCACACCTATCCCGTGCTGGGAGTCGACGAACTCTTGTAGGATGCCCTCATACATGTCTAGCATATGTGCCAACGTCTGCCGTAATGTATGCGAAGGTGGCAGCTGCAAGAGCCGCACGGGCCTCTGCCATGATCATCGCTAGCAGTGCCGTTTTGCCAGTGCTCGGGTTGCTGGTTGAGGTGCTCGCCAGCCATAGCAACCACGTTGCGACCGACGCAACTGACTTCCGTCTCGATTTTGACAACTTGCCAACTCTTTTTGCCATATTGGCAATCTCGCGGAACGTGAGCTGCGCAGTCGGCGATTCAGCGGCTAACGCCAAACTCACATTACCATACATTGCGGTGCTGCTGTACTGCAGTTCTAGCGCGCGGTGGTGGTGCTCGTCCAACATCCGCAACCGGGCCACGATGGCTCTATCCCTTTCCGCGCTTTCCATTATATAGTGAGTTATGGAGTCGTCTGGGTTTCCGCTGCGACTGCAATTAGATACCCCATCGGCCAGCAACGCAAGCTGCCCACCAAGCGCAGACCTCAACCCCAGAGCACATTCCGCTGCTCCGCCGAAATGCCAACGGAGATCATCTTCGGGCGTCATTTGCCGAGCAATCTCCTCAACCTACCCACCACCCCTGCCTCATGTTTCACGTGAAACATGTCAGCTGGATCGAACTCCAGCTTTTCCTTGTATTCGCTGAATAGTGACACGACAGCTTTGCTGTATTCCTCTACACGTGCAGTAAAATAGCCAGCGCGCTTGAGTTGCGCGACGAACGACACAGGATCCCCTGTCTCCAGATCAGGCCAGGCCCGCCCGTAGCGCGACCTCAACACCCGCAGATATGCAGCTGCACCTTCGTCTAAAGTCCGGAAAGCCTGGAACCGTGTGGCAGTGTGGCTTGGGTGCAGACGCACAGTTGCAAAGCCAGCTTGCGTCGACGTGATCTCCACGTCATCACCTGGACGCCCGTCCGTTCGTGGTTGAGACTCTGCCAGCCATCGAAACGCCGTACTCCGGAGCACAAACTCAGACGTGGACCGACAGAAGTGCTCGCCATCCCACTTGTCTGTTGCCTTGGTTCCTCCAAGGTTGTAATTCCAGCAATGCTGCCACCTACCAGTCTCGAGAGCGCTCTGCGCCAGCAACACGAGCAAAGCATTGCGCGTCGGGACTGCCCCCTCCTGTGCGTACCATGCCCTACACAGCGCACGAGCTAGCAGTCTGGGGTTTACCTCCGTCCTGATAGCAGTAACCTCGCTCATGCTGCTACCATGCCATATGTGCTGGGCACATGCAACACAAAAAGTTGAGGCCCGGGAGGAGGGGCCCGGGCCTCGGAGCCGAACCATGGAGGAGTTGACGTAGCTACACACAGTATATTAATGGCAACTAATGTAGTCAAGCCTGTCATGCAAAAAAAAACCTGCCCAGTCCCTTGACATACGTACATACGGTTCGTATTGTTGTAGTACCATCAACAAGATGGTGATTGGAGACGAGATGATCAGAACCGAGGGCCTCAGACCAAATCAGCTGCTACAGGAGTACCGAGACGAGCTCCGCTACGCCTCAACCGAGCATGCTCGTATCAGGCGTATATACCGCAAAAACATCTACGGGGAGCTCGTGTTGCAAAAACGAGCCCTACTGGAAGACTTTGCCATGGAGGTGCAATATGACTACTGATCTGCAAGATCTGGAAGACCTGGGAAACATCCCGTCGGGAATGGTCATGGCACGCGCACTCTGCGCTGTCGGGAGACGCTCACAATTTGTGCGTGCGGTGCTCAAAGCCATACTTGCCGAACGAGTCGCTCTACAACAAGCAGGAGTTCGAAACGATGATCCCGCTGTCCTCGCGTTTGACTCGGCCTACCTTGCCGTACTTGAGTGGGCCTATGGCCCAGGCAGTGAGGACAAGTGAGCGAGCTGGCTCGCCTCATCTGGCGTGACGCCGTGTCTGGAATCCTGTTTGAGTACATCCCACACTGGCCGCGTCACGCAGCTCGCGTAAGTGCGGCTGTGTGGGTCTACAACAACGTTGCAATGGCACAACGTGCCCTGTGGGACATGTCCAAGGATTGCAACGATATTCGCATACTGCTACTTTACGGCTTTGCCACCATGCACCTAGTGCCCGGTGGGTATCGCCCATCCTACGCTGAGTTGACCAGTTTCGTAAAAACAATGGAGAAGACACAATGCGAATAGATATAGAGATCCCATCCTTCGGGTGCCCCGTGTGTGGCTTCGGCATAGAGCAGGGCATATGTGTGCTCTGCAACCCACAGTGCGACTGCGGTCGGGCCATACGCGCCCGCGTTTTCGCGGCGTCGTTTGACGACTCTCCCACCATAGATGACACCATAGATGACACCACCCTCGATGAGCCCACGATCCCCGAAATACAACCCTGGGAGATCTACTGATGGGTGCCATGTGGCTCCAATGGGAGTTGTGCATCGCGGCCAGCGTCATTGCGGGCCATATCAACGTCGCGAGCGAATTGTGCGACTTTTACGTCGCCTGGTTTGTAGAAAGGAGTTGGCATTGAAACGTAACGTCACATTGTCACTGGACGATGCAGTCCTAGACGGTCTGGCCATCCTGGCTGGCGACGACTGCATCCCGCGTAGCCACGTTGTCGCACAACTGGTAACAGCCGAACTCGCACGGCGCGAAGCAGCGACCGCGCACACACACACACCAGACCCAGCCAATGGGTGAGTAAACTTTTACGCACCTAACTCCCCACTTCCGCAACGGCTATACCCACACAAACCGTAATGATTCTGCCCACTTGGTGGTGCATGTGCAATCGCGCGCGCGCAACTGCGTAAACTTTTACACACCAACCGCGTATCCCACTTCGCACCTTCGCACCGCGTGGCGCGACCACCATGAGCGGTTCGATGTGGTCTGCTGTTCCTGACCCCAACCTCCCCAACCTCCTGACGAAACTTTAAAAGTAGTTTGCACGCACGCGTGCGTGCAAACAACTCACAACCTTTTCTATAACCCCCCAAAGGTTGGGAACAGTTGGGAACAGGGTGTTTCCCAGCCGTTTTTGGCTCCGGAACCCGTTCCCAACGCCGATCCCAACCACCCACATGGTCCCGACCTCGGACCCAAAAAGGTTGGGATTCGCGGGTGCTAGTGGCGTTCATTCTCCAGTATTAAGGCTTTGACAGATATCGGACATTAGGATTGTGCTGGAAATGTGTGCGTATGGGTGTTCCCAACGCACCTTGTCCCCGTCCGTGCTTTTGAGCGGATTTACTGATTAGGTAGGTAATATCGCCAGATGTTTGCTCCGTCGATTCGCCGTCGCTTGCGGACCCAACCGAGCGATTTCATGGCCGTCGCGACCCTCATCTGGTCAAACCTGGTTTGCCGGCCGGGTTCGATGCTGAGCGCGTCCCCGAGAATGTCCGCGACCGACACCCCTTCGGTGCCGATATCATCCGGCCGTAGGGGGTTGGCGAGCCATGCCGCCAGTATCTCAACCCATGGGTCACCGTCCGCACGCCGCTCGTCCTGCTGCTCGGCAGCCGCCGCTTCAACTGCCGCGTCGACGAACCACCACTTTTGACCACCACGGTACAGGTGTACTGCCTCTGCCCATATCTGGTCACGGTCCTTGCGCAGCGCGTCAAGAGCTATATTCCCGCAAGCCACGGGAAGAAACCGCCGGCCGCCCGTCGCGTCCATAAGATACATGTCATCATTTGTAGTGCCTGCGCACACACAGCGACGGGGGTGGTCTTCCTTCAGCTTGGCGTATGGCGCCCTATATGTGTCAGTTTGTCGCACAAGAAACGCCTTGACGTTGCGCACGTCGGCCCGCGCAAGGCCAGTTAGCTCAGGCAACTCAACCAGCCACGCGCCTTGGATGCCGAGCAGCGTGTCCTTGTTTTGCAGGTTAGCAAGGTCAACGGAATCATACCACGTGCCAGGAACACCGCTCGCAAGGATGGAAACCGCTGACGATTTGCCTAGTCCTTGCGGACCCTCCAAGACGATGGCCTGATCAGCCTTGCATCCTGGGTCGTAGGTCCGCGCCACGGCGGCTACAAGCCAGCATACCGATGCCTCCCGTAGGTACGCAGCGTGCTGCTCGTCGCGCGCCGGAGCCCCCAGATACGCCTCGGCAAACATGCGCACACGGGACATGCCGTCCCACACCAGGCTGTCAAGGTAGTCTCGCACTGGGTCGTAGCGATGCCTCTCCACAGCAGCCAATATTCCAGCATCTACATAATTCGCCGGGAAGTCAAGTTCGTACTCGCGCTCTACGTAGGTGCGTGTCCGCCGAAGGTCTCCATCGGCAAGAGGACGGGGGAACGTCTTGCTACCACCGTCAAAATCCGTGCCAGCCCACGGAGGCTCGCGCATAATCATCGGAATACTAGACCGCTCATTGAAAGCGAAAAGACGCTCAAGTGCAGGATCGTTTAGAACGATTGTCTCAGCATTGCCAAGAGTCTTGCGTATCGCACCTTTGTATGTGCAGAGCAGCAGATCGCGCCATGTGCCATCTTTGACTACCTCTGCTTTGGTGGCAACAGCATGGCGATCAGCACGGTCCAGATCGCGAGAACGTGTCGCGGTCGGCACATCGAAGCCGAACCGGAGCCCGATTTGGCGCAGCGCCTCAACCGGTTTGATGTGCTGGTGTGCGCAGACCACGTCGATGACCGACCTGTAACCATCCCGGCCCTCCGTCTGGCACCTGTTGTGGTAGCACTTGATACCGTTCGCACTTGGTGGAATCCTGGCGTCTTTCTCCCCACACCCTGGGCACTGGACGTGGGCTCCGTTGACCTCGAGCCCGAGCCAGGACACAATGTCTGCAATAGGCACATCGTTCGCACGTTTCCATACATCGCCGCTCCCTCCGTTGGTTGAACGTTTTTCCGCAGTAGCTTTAGGCTTATTCTCCGGAAACATCGTTTCCACAATTTTTAGAAGTGTCAAAACAACACCCTCCATGGTACGGTTTGTGTCGCAGCCCGGATAATCCGTGTTTCTCGGTGTGGGCGTTCGGGTGTGTCCGCACCCTTGCACTTACGTGTACCGAAGAGTGGAACAAGCCGGCTCGGGTTGTGCACGGTGGTGTCGATGGCGGGGCCGAAACCCCGCGCTAACGCACCGAGCAACGCGCGGTAGCCAGCCTTCAACTCCGAAGTGTCGGCAGACTGCTCACATGAGACGAAGATAGACCACCCATTACCAGACATACCTACAGACGTAGCCTCCTTGCCCACCACAGGAATCAGGATATCAAGGACTTTACGGGCAATGACCTTGGCAGCCTCAAGCTCCGCATCCGTTGCCGAGATACCGGAGGGCCGCTGGGCATCGACATCGATATACAGCACACGTCTCGCGACGATATCCCCATCAGACGCACGTCCGGCCGTTGCTCGCACCCATTCTCCCAGCACACCATACCGGGCCGTTATGGCTGCGTTTATGCGCCCAGAACAGATATAGACACCAGAGTAGCCAGGCTGACCACTTGCTAGCGCTCCGCAGCGCTCGATGTCCTCTGCTGCGCAATAGCACACCATGATCGGATTAGTCTTGCTTGACGGCAACGCGACCAACTCGACTATTTCGCCATGACAGATTTGAAGAGCTTGTCGGAGCATGTATGATGTCTTCCCTTTCTACCACACAATGCGCAGACCTCTGATTGACACACCCCCAATGGATCACACTCTGTACCGCAGTCGCACACGCCAGCCCACTCCGCGACCCACTCATCAACCGCTGCAAGAGCAGCCGCCACGCTGCGCACGGTTACGACGATTCCACCCCCGTACTCCCTAATTCGATGCGCCCATTGTTTCTGCTCTTTCGAGAGCCGCCCAGTATCCGTCTTCACCTCGATACCTACAAACCGACCATAAACGCATCCAATGATGTCGGCACTGCCGATACCACATCCTCCGAATACATACCCACCCCCTGGTAGCTTTTGCCGTACTACAGAGTTTCTCATAAACACGCAACCTGGTCTTGCCCCGATTGCAGCCAGTATCTGTGACTGCAGAATTGACTCTCGGTTAGCCATGGCTCCATTTCCATTCCGGTTTTTCGCCATAAAGTGAATAGTAACGATGAAACGCCCATCCGCGCCTGTATCCACGCTTCTTGGCGATATATAAAAAGTCTAGAAAACGTTGTTTTTTGGTATCGTCGGTTTGCCGAGCGCGCCGGCTCACGAGCGCGAGGTCTGTGGCTCTGACGACGGGTGGTGGCGGGGGGGGCCACGGGGCCCCGCACCGCACGCATACCAGACCACCTGTGCGCTGTATGGCCCCGCACTGCTTGCAGGTACGCGTCCCCAACGCAGACTTGGTGCCCCGCCTGATCGCCTTGCCGCTCAAACTGTATTCCCGGTCCTCGTCTGGCAATCCGTGCTCATGCACGCACCCAACGAGATCGATTACCGTGACATGAGATTTGCCGGGGGCGGGGCGAAGTCCGCGCCCAACCATCTGTAGGTATATGCCGGGAGTGCTCGCACCGCGGGCCAGAATGACCGTCTCGATGCCCGGACAATCGTAACCCTCCGTCAGGACGTAGACATTTGTGAGGACACGTAGGCGCTTGTCGGCGAACGCGTCCAATGCAGCGGCCCGGACCTCAGCAGAGCATCCCCCGTCGACGCATGCCGCCTCAACCCCAGCACCAGAAAAACGCATTGCCAAATCATTGGCATATGCCACATTTGGACAAAACACAAGCGTTTGGGTACCTGGAGTGCGCTGTTGATACGCGTCCAGCGGGTCAAGAGCTAGCTGTTTGCGTTTGGTTTCCGGGGCAAAAACGTGCGTCGGAACCAAGTGCCCTGCCTCGATCAGCTCTCTCGGTTGCGCGACCACCACCAACGCGCCAAACACGTCGTCCAAGGCCCTACCATCGCCCCGCGATGGGGTTGCTGTAAGCCCCAGGATGGTCGATGTGCGGTAGTGCTCAGCAATCGTGTGCCAGCCCGATGCCGCCACATGGTGACACTCATCCCATATCACCACAGTTGCGGGAGGAAGGGAACCCCTTGCCACCAACGTGTCCACGCTGGCTACTTGGACGGGAATGTTAGGCTCCGACTTCGCCCACGGTGCTACGATGCCAGCCGGCACTCCAAACATGGAGAGTTTGGATTGCGCTTGACGCAGCAACTCAGCACGGTGCGCGACCCACAGTACCCTACCACCACGTGCGACAGCCGACCGAGCTAGCTCGCTCGCAATGACCGTTTTCCCAGACCCCGTGGGAGATACCAGGCACACGGACCTTGCACCCTGCCGGTACGCCTCGCGCGCGCGCTCGATGGCCCTGGACTGGTAATCTCTCAGCTGCACGGTTCGACCCTCGGCATCACTTCGTCTCCCTCAGTACCGATTGGATCGCAACGTCGAGGGCATCCGCCAGTGCGACAACAATCGAGGCACGCGGGTCCGTGATAACCCCCGCTTCAATGCCTTGCACGGTTGACGCCGGTATCCCAGATTCACGCGCCAGCCGACGGATCGACCATCCGAGTGCGAGCCGCTCCTCTCTGATCTTTTTACCTACACTTTTTGCCATGTACAACCCATGGGTCGCTATAGGGGCGTTGTCAAGATGTTTTGGGCTTGACAGGCATACAGACACGACCCATAGGTTGTACATGCAGGGAGAAAAACCAGATGCAAACCGAAACGCTAAGACGAGTGATCGAGTTACTGGAGAGCGAGACTCCGACGGACGCATGGAGGATTGTGTGTGCCCTCGCCGCCACTTTCGAGCCGTCCACATTGCCTTTCGCACAGCATGTGGGTGTGCAATCAGATGTGCGCAAGAATTCCGATCGCAGAGAAGGATGTGATAGGTTGTACAAGGTTGTTACTGAGGAATGGCAACCGACTAGCAAGCTCCGTGCCATGTTTCCGCAATGGGCGGCCGGCGCCATCAGTGGCAGGTTGTGCTATCTACACAGACAAGGGCTTATAGAGAAAAAACAGGAATTCGGTATGAGTATGTGGAGGCGACGAGGAGGTAGTCATGATTGTCTCTAACAGTGGGAACGCAGGGTTGTTTGCAGCGTTGGCGGCTGTCGGCGCGTCGCTCGCTGCTGTCGCGCGGGACTCCGCAGTTGACACGGGGCGCTACAAACACAGGTTTGCCAGTCTAAACGCGATACTGGAAACGTGCAAACCAGTGCTCTCAAAGCACGGTCTGGCCATCCTACAGATGCCGGCCTGCTCCGATGGGGTGGTTACCGTAACCACCATGGTCACACATACCGATGGTGGATACATATCAACCGACCTGTCAGTCCCCGTGGGGAAAGCTGACGCCCAAGCGATCGGCTCGGCAATCACATATGCCAGACGTTACGCGTTACGCTCAATATTGGCAATAGGGGAGGATGACGAGGACGACGGGACATGTGCAGTTGCTGCTGTGCGGGCTGCGTCGCGAAATACCCGTGACAGACTCATGTCTGAGTTGTCGAAACTAACCACAGTACAGGAGTTGACAGCATTCGGGAAAAAGGCGAAAATTCTTGCGGAAGGCATGGGCCAGGAGGACGCCGACGCAGTTCGTACCATGTTTTCGGATAAGTGGGACAAGCGTGTAATACCAGATGACGACGGGGCAGGTGCAGTTGCTGCTGCGCGGTCTGGGTCGCGAAATATCCGTGACAGACTCATGTCTGAGTTGTCGAACATAACCACAGTACAGGAGTTGACAGCATTCGGGAAAAAGGCGAAAATTCTTGCGCAGGGCATGGACCAAGATGACGTCGACGCAGTTCGTACCATGTTTTCGGATAAGTGGGACAAGCGTGTAATACCAGAAAGGATACACCATGACGACTTGTAGTAGATACATGCGCGGAGCGGACATGACCGGCGAGATCCACACAGGCGCAAAAAAGATGAAAAGAACGAAAAGAATGTCCTCGTTTACACTATCAGACGAAGCGCGCGCCCTGCTCACAGAGCAGGCCAAACGTGCGCGCATGACCAAAACTGGGTGGTTGGAGTTTCTGTTGCTGAGCATGGCAGTTGCTGACCAGACCCCACCGACACGACAACCGCCAGACCCGACCTCGTAATGAATGGCGACACTGTAGCCATATCTATCACCTACTAAGCTCAAAAAAAAACGGTCACGCGTCTTGACTCTGTATAGACGCGTGACTATATTGTAGATGTGCCCGCGAATAGCGGGAGGGTGGACGGCGCGCGAAATATCTCGCGCGCGCGAGACCACCACCACGGAGATTGACCATGAAGACCGCTATCTACACCGACGCGACCCTTGTTGACACCAGCATCGAATTCGGTTTCCTCGTCAAGCACGTGGACAACCAGACCGGTAAAACATGGTACACCGTGCTCGCCCGCCCCGCGTACACCAACCTGAACCATGAGCCTCGTCTGAGAGGGTGGTGTGGCACAACCAACGACAAGTCCACCTACGCACTTGGCCTTGCCCGGGTCATCGCGAGCTACAAAAACGGTCGTGTTCGCCTAGCTTGGGTCCGGCCGACCCGGGAGCGCCTGGCCGCGCTAGGGTACGGCAACCTCGACGTTTGAGTACAGACCACTCCACCCTACACGGGGGGCCATGTATGCATTCAAGCACAGACCCTTCTGTCTCGCGTAAGGAGAATCAGATGAAAAACACGGAGATATATTTCGAGGTAGGCGACCACGGCGTCCAGATGTGCGACGCAGCCATCCTTAATGATGGCACTATTCTTGCATTCGGTAAACTGTGGGAATCGCTTGACGCAGTGCGCGGGCCGGGGAGAATCATCGCGACCGAACTCCTCACCGAGCGCAATCCTCAGGCATGGCGCGTTGCGACATTTTGACCATCCCACGGGATGGTCCAACCTTTCCCCTTGCACCACCCCCAAATCGCCCGCGAATCCAGCAAATGCTTTCCGGATACTGAGTGCAAAATGCGCTTTCTCTTGGATATCATCTGATATCCAGTTTTTTTACTGACCTGCCCTCCGTCGATGCTAGTGACTACATCACCATCTATGTCAACAATTGTCAGAGCATGCGTCGACGCACCAGTCCCGATTATCACCAAATCACCAACCTCAGGAGATAACCCATGAGCCGTATTTTGCCAGCACCCAGCGCGCTGGGCTCCGCTCACCAGCCGAGATATCGCAGTGCCGATCTTGTAAGGCTTATAGAGGCAAGGTAGGTCTACACCTACATGCCGGAGAATGCCCCCGGCGACCAACCCGCAGGTCCATGTTTTTTTGAGATCCCATTGGGAGCCGGCCGGTGGCTGTCCGAGCACATACTCCCACATGCTGCGGTGGTCTGGGTTGCCACCGTCCAAGCCTTCCAGACTTAACGCAAATTTGACAATGTTGTCAATATGACTCATCGACACAACTCCGCAGTCTCGCAATCCCCCGACAACTCTATGCAAAAAAGAGGCCAATTCAGCCCGTTGCTCGCAGCTGCTGTGCAGACGGCTGTGCAGTCCGCGCCGTTGGCCGTGGGGTGCCCAAGCAAACACCCCATGTCCTGTAAGTGCTGACACGACGTGTAGCATGTGGGGTCAAGCTGCGTTGGATACGGTGTAGCTTCCGGCAATGCAGGTACAGTCTGCTGATTGCACGACATGGTCATGTACGCTCCCAGGATGTAAACCATTCTGCTCATGTTGAAAACCTTTGGGCTTTTACCGTGTAGATATCAGAAACCATGGAAGACCCGAAAAGATTCGGAGAGACCCAGGCCAGACCTCTATCCCCCCAACCTGCCCCCCACCAGTTATCAACGAGCACTCGACCGTCTGCCTCGACTCCGAGGACAGACATCATGTGCCCACCCAAAATCTGGCTGGAGTTGATGCGCTCGATGGTCGCTGTCCCGACATGATTGCAAAACGCATCGTCAACGTAAATGCCAAAAATCACGGGGAGACGATTGCGCAGTGCAGTTGCAACGTCAGCAACTCGGACCCCCTCGGTGGTGTCGATGCGCGAGTATTCAAACCCTCTCTGGTCAAACGCAGCGCGTTGCTGTTTGGGCCATGGTGCGAGCACTGTGTTGGTTGACTCAACAACCAGATCGAGCCATTCCGCATCGACCGACCGGCACATGCCCATCGCACGGACGGCATCCATGGCGAGGCGCGGATAGCAACCTCGATCTGTGTACTCTGTTGGTGCTTTGCTGTGCCGGGCAGACTCTTGAGCGAGAGCGATCGAGTACGCCCACGCGGGGGATGGGTCGGGGACATCGACTTGGCCTTGAAGGGCGAGCGAGATCTGCCATGCGCGGGCGATTGCACACCCGACACACGATTGACCCAGTTGCGTGATCTGTTTGCCGCGCCACGGTAGATGGTTTGGTTGTTGTAGTTGAGTTGCGGGAGATGCCCCTGCAAGACCGCGGGCCAACGGCCAATCACGGCCATCGGGATAGTCAACGCGCCAACCGAGCTTGCGGATCATTGTCAACCTCCTGGGAGACAGTGGGGTGAGAACCAAATGCGTTCGAGCCTGCGGTTGTGTCCTGTTTTTGCATAACCGAGGCCTTGGACCCATTCGACGGGCTTCCACTCGGGGGGAAACTCAAATGTCCCCTCATGCCCGCAGTACGCGATGCGGTAGTTCGGATCATCGCCATGCGCGACCGACCACGAATGGGCGCGAGCGGCAACGTCCTCGGCATCATGGGTGTACAAAGCATCCCGCAAATCGTGCGAGTAGGGCGGATCGAGAAACACCGCGGTGGGTTTGGCGATGTGCGTTGTTGGCGATGGCCCGAGTACGCGCTCGAAATCACCACAGCAAACACGGACGCGCTCAAGTCGTGAGGCCAGGTCGCAAAACCAGTCAAGGATCGGACCTACCTTGCCCGCGTCACCGAGGTGCGGCCGTTTACGGTTGACACCATGGCCCGCGGTGCCAAGGTGCGGCAGTTGCCGGTTGACACCCTTGCCACGTATCCAATCGAACCCATCCTCGCTTGCGACCCATGGGCCCTCCCCGCTACACCATCCGCGTCCAATCCAACAGCAGATCCCCCACACCCACCACCCAGCGATTTTGGCATCGTAGTAGTCGGGGTCGGATTGGACCTTGATAGGCTTGTAATCGAGCAACCATAGGTGACGTGCTGATAGGTCCGCTTCATTGACGGGTTGCGCGGCCCAATGTGCAGTCTGCTCTGGATCATGTTGGATGGCTCGCCAAAAATTGGCGATATAGCTGTCGATGTCGTTGACCGTCTCAACACCCCAGGGCGGAGGCCGGCGAAGCAACACCGCGCCGCCACCAAAAAACGGCTCAATGTAGTTGCGGACAGATCCGAACCTTGCCCAAACAAGTCCCGCGGCCTTGCGCTTGCCGCCGAACCATGGAAATGGTGTGTCCAGCATCATTGCGGACACCCATGCCGTTGCGATTCACCGAGCAGTTGCTCAATGAGCGGTGCGAGGTCAGACGCCGCATTGCACGCCGCCTCGATGTCGGCGCGGTGGTACGTGCGAGCAAGTTGCGCGCAAACCTCCGAAGAGATAGTGAGCGTCGGATACAACGCCGGGCGGCATTGCAACAGTCCAAACAACGCGGCAACACCAACACCGAGCAACGCGAGCAACCACAATGCGAGTCTGTCATGCATGCCAAATGTCTTGAGGCAAAAAAACCGCCCGGTCAAGACGGGCGGCTCGAATGTTTGAGTTAGCCGAGTATGTGCACTACTCCCCGAACCACCTCAACTATCGCAGCTCCAACAGCTGCAATCGCACCCCACTTGCCTGCGACTGCAAGTTTGGATGGGGGGGGAGGCATGTTGCAGCCACACCGACCATCAGCAATCAGTGCTCGGTGTATCTCGTCAACACGCTCGGATAGATCCTCAACCAGCCCGATCAACCCCGTACCGTGTTGTCTTTGTCCAAGGGCGTAGTCAAACCTCGATGGTGTCCCGATTAGCTCTGTCTGGCGTTGGTCGCGGCGTTTTTGCTCGGCTGCACATGCAACCAGATTGGCAAGCGTTTCCTCGTGCTCGCAGTAGTGCCGTCCGTTGTCTGATGTCATCGGTCAACCACTCGATCGATAAACGACACACCACCAACTGCACCTATCCACGCTAACCCCGCGTAGCGCAACGCGGGCATCCAATCCGGACCGCCGAGCACTGCCGCGACCAAACACGCGACCGCAGCAGCAACCAACAACACCCACGCCCCATCGATGGCTGGGACGCGTGCTCTGATTCCCGCCACGATTGCAACGGTCCAAGCCGCGCATGTAGATGCAACAACAAGATCAACGTCTGACATCGGGTATCTCCAGGTCTGGGCTATCATCTCGCGCGCGTCTCATCGCGTTGTCAACCTCGATCGCCTCTACCACTGGCAATCTCGATCTGTAGGTTTGGAGTGCAGGCACCTGCTCGATGCCCGTCACCGGCACACGATACTGCGATGTTTTTTCGTCGACGAGCGGCTCAGTCCACGCACGAGTGATCCCCGTGCCAGGGGGGACGGCCCCACCGTCAGCTCGCTGACCCTGACGTGGATAGCCGAGCAATTTGTCAAGTCGGCGCGCAAAACCATTCGCAGATTCCTCATCTGCAAAAAAAACTGACTTACTCACTTGAACCTCGCGAAATACGTTTCCAGCGCATATGTTTCAGTATCCGAAAGATATCCAACACATGAGAATATGGAACATATGTAACAGTCGGCATGGTAGACGGTAGCACGTTGACACCCGATCCTGGGTGATAGGTCCGGTGATCCGGCAAATGGCGCAGCCGATACGTTGCCAGAAATCTTGGAAACACCGTCAACCCGAACATCAAAATCTGGAGTCTTTGAAAGATCGAATCTCCATGTAATGACATGGGATGTCCCGACAACAAGCGTTCCCGCAGCGGAAGCGCTGAAAATCACGGTAGCAGTGCCATTGAAACTCTCGACAAGCAAAGTCCCGTTATTGCTAGTTTCTCTGAATCCAATACCCTTTGACGTAATTGCCGTGGAGTTCATTGTATTGAAAAAGAATGAACGGCTGGCATCGAAGGCGTTGAACCGCACCACGGAGATCATGGTGCACCCAGTGCCATCATGTAGGTGCTGTCCGTAGCTTGCCGCTGATGTGTGGACAAGTTTGGTCGAATTGGCCTTGACAAATTGCGGTGCTCGATGACCGTTGATCGTGACATCGAGAGGCTGGTTGGCTTTGAGCGTGTCGTCAAAACTCCCACCTGCACTGCCTTTGTCAGGCCATGCACTGATGGTGGTCGCTGGGGGCCCGGTGTCGAGCACGATATTGCCCTGCGTCGCCTCAACCCAGTATATAGGCGAGTATTTGGCAGGGAGCGGCTTTGGTGCGCCACCTGGAATAACTGGAGATATGGCGTTGGCTATGGCTGGCATGTGCGGTTATGCGCTCCTCAGGACCCGAGCTGTCAACGACATCGACCCGCTAACGTAACATGTCCCTGATCCCCCCGCAACGACCGCTCTTGGATGGATCACGACTGTTTGGGCTGATCCCATACTATACCGACCTTTCATTATCAAGGTGGAACCCGACGTTGCATGGTAGATCCTGTCCGTTCCAGCAATCGTATGATGTGATGATGAGAAATATGCTGATAAAAACGTATCTAGCACTAGAGTCGACGTGCACGCCATTCCGCAGGCGAACTCGCATTCGATGACGTCTCCAAGAAACGCTGACACTGTAACTGTATAGTCGGCCCCAGATGCCTGGATTGTATTATGCCCAGACAATTCTGTAAAGTTGTACAGAGGTGTCCCTGATGTACTATGTGTGGAATGTTGTACATCTTGAACTAATTCTGTAATAAAAGAAGTACGCTGGCTGAACGCGATTGGGTTGGCCGCAGCGACTGCCGTCTGCACCCAAATCCCGTTTGCTGTGCCAGTCCAGCCACCGACGGTAAGGAGTTCGGCCGTGTTGGTCACGTCGTCACGTTGCCAGGCTCCGGCTGAATAGTACGCATTTCTCGTAATATACAGCCCGTCCGCAGCGAATATCCTGTTTTTTATGGTCCCTGCACCGGCCGACTCCCACAACAACTTGTAAGAACTTGGACTACTAGTCGTTTTGATGGCCGCATTGGCGTCTCCTGATTGTCCGTTTGCAATCAAATCATGCGCAACCGTTTGAGCCGCACTCCACGTATTCGCCTGGTCAATCCAGCCTTTATGGTCATACAGGTTTTTCGTGCGATTCGCGATTATCTGTAGTGCCGTCTCGAAATTGGCCTCATTGAGTAGGTCGATGTCGTCCTCAAACGACTGTAGGTTCGCAGCCCACACATCAGCGTCTGTCAGTGTTTTCATGGCTCATTCACCGGGATAATGTCGGCGGATCCACCGCACGTTACGGACCCACACATTGGATGACCACATAGGATTGTGTACCACCCAGCACTCGTGATGGCAACAATATACCTACACGTCGAGTGAGCGGCTTTCCATTTCCAAATCTGTTTTTTCCATAGTTGAATGTCATCTGCCGTGATTGCTGGCGGGGACCCCGCGTTGTACGCGTACCAGTCCAGCAAAATCACAAATCTGGTCCAATCGGTCGGTGTAGTTGTCCCCGATTGCCCGGCCGTGCGCAGCCAAACCATGGTTGCACCTGGCAATGTCGGCATTGTCCCGTCAGCATTCAATGGCTCGATCGTCCACCCGAGCGCGGCGAACGCATTGTAGATCCCGTACTCAGTCCCGGAGTGCAACCACGTTGACCATGCTGCCAACAATCGTGCTCGGTAGTCATCAGCCGACTCGTTCGGTGCCTGTTCAAGTCCGCGTGCTGCGCCGTGCTCTGCCAGTGCATCATCTGGACACAACCCAACAAACCTCGCCTTCACGCCATCTTTTGCCCATGCGACTAGCAGGTCGAGTTGTCCACCGAGCGCAGTTGTCCACCGTTTTCCCCACGGACCGTGGAGCCAAATCGGAGTGCGGGCTTGCAATCCCTCCGTCAACGTGCGGTAGGTCATACCGACACCACAGTCAAACCGGCAAGCGATCCCTTGGTAACAACCTCATGCGCGAGCGGAGTGATGTCTGCGGCCGGGTTGGTCAACGTGACGTTGCGAACCTCCGTGGCTGAGTACTGAAGAGCATCGATGATTTGCGACAGATATACCGTCTGTCCCGTGTCCATGAGAGCGAGTAACTCATCGAGCGCGGCCTCCGCCTCCGCCTTGGCCGTTGCCGCGTATGCGGAGTAGGCGTAGATCACTCCAGCTGGGTCGATGGGCAAATCCTTGGCAGACCGTGCGTACACCCAGATGCCAACACCGACTTTGGCATCGAAGTTTGCTTGCACGTCTTGGATTACGGTTGACGATAGAGCCCCTGCTGTCCCAGCACACGTGACGGTAACACCTCCGTAACCGCTCCCCCAATGGTATTCGTCCCCGTCCGTGTACGTACCAGCGGCGAACGTGACGGTGACACCGGTGGTCCCGAGGACGTAGGTGCCGCCTCCAGGCAACGTGATACCAGTGCCATCCCAAGTCGTCCCACCATCGGACGACCACCGAAACGTGCCTGCACCAAGGGCACCCGTCGTCAACACCTCGACCACGAAGGGGTACTGGTTGACGGGGACTCCTGATACAGACACTGATGGGCATGATGCCCCGATTGGATAGTCGATTACTGTCGAGTGACCAACCATCGTGTCGACGCGCGCTTTGGTGACGGACACTGCAGAGTCGTGACCGTTGCGCGCGTAGTACCGATACCAGTCTGCATTTTGCCCGTAGCCAAGTGTCGACCATTGATCCTGACACCGCGAGATCAGGTCGGCGTCCGTCTCTTCATCGGTCCCCTGCGTTGTGAGCCACGGAGACGTGTAGTTGTATGCCGATTGCCCGGTCAGATACGACACGCCCGGGAGTGGCGTGGACATCTCGGTGATTGCATCTGTCGCAACGTTGTACGCGGACCCGGACGACTCCGCCTGGACCGAAAACGCAACAGATCCCGATAGTGGGATTGTAAACCCAGCGGTGTTGTTGTATCTCAACCCGGTCGCGTCGGTAAACCACAGTTGGTTTGCAGCGATTGTGTACGGGCCTCCCCCAGCAACATCCTCAACCGTCAATGTGCCGACCGCAAACGTCGCTGCATACCGATCAAGTCCGAACACATTGCTCGCGAGCAGTGTGAGCCATTTGCCGGTTGACAACGTTAGCAGCCCACCCGACGTGACCGAAACCAACGTTGAGCTGAACGACGAGTACACGGACGCAACGGCGTACAGCAGTCGGTATGGCACGCTAGTGCTGTACCAACCCGACGTCGGAAACCCGACTGACTGCAGTGCAGACAGCATGTCTGTCAGCACCTCATCTCGTGTTTTGGATGTGAGCAGTTCAGCGAGTATTGTCATTGCGTGCCTCTCAAGAGCGAAACGGAAACGTCATCGACACCGAGCACAAGAGAAAACGAACCGAACATTGTCTCCACGTCCAGGTCTGCAGTCACGGTAACACTCCGACGGTTGCCACCACCTGCACCGTACTCAACAGTCAACCCGCACCGAGTCCTAAACACGCGCTCGTCTTTTTCTGCCTCTCGCTCGATGGCGGTCTTGAGTTGCAAGAGCGTCTGGTCGTCCATTTTTGCATGCACCAACCGTCGGATGTCAAAACCGGCGTTGGGATCATCGGGTAGAGACCCCCGCGGGGTGCACAGACGACGGCAAACTGCCTCGGCAACAACGCGTTGCCCTGTGATGGTCCGAAACGATGGGTCGAGGTCTGGCGTTGTTTGGGTTGTGCCAGCCCAGGTGGTGCAGTCGCTCCCGTAGTCGGTTGCGGTTGTGCTCACACGCCGGGCGGATGTCACTCCGGTTGTCGGTGTCGATGCTGGTATGATTGGAAAAGAAAACGATGGCATTAGACCGCCAGATTCCCCGAGGCGTCATTGGGGCTCACGTAGATGGTGGGTGGATAGGTCCATCCGCCGGTCCTGCGAACGACGAAATCAAACCCGCCAGACACAGCTGCCTTAGTACTGCTCGCATACATGCCGACGTACCCAGTCTCGTCATGGGCCAGCTCGCGATTGGTCCCTTGCTGTACCGAGATGATGACGCGTGACAACGACGTCTCATCGGTAACTCGTATAGTCACTGCGTCTGTCGACAGGACTGCAGTGCCAGCCACTGGCGAGATCAACGTGACAACTGGAGACGTCGTGTCAGCAATCGTTCCGAGGCCAATCGCGTACCCATCGACGTCGGAGTTTGCCCCGTACGTGAGAGCTTGAGTCCCGTTCCACGGCACAACGAGCGCACCAAACTGAGCATGCGTACGTGATGTGTCCGCCGGGTATTGTGTTCCAGTGCCGCGACCATTGGACCCAAGCCACAGATCGATAAACTGGCCCTTGCGACCTCGATGCGAGGCCGTTGGGCACGCCAGACCTGCTGACCCAATTGCCCAAGCCGCCGAATCATCGTCGGCATATGTCTGCAGCTCGCCAAACAGGTTGGTCAAGTAACCCTCTGCCGTAGCGTAAAATGTGACGGAGGCACCTGCAATCCACCCATGCCAATTGGCATTGTCTGTCAACGCGACGTATGTCGGAGCACCAGAACCGTTGTACAGAGTGGTCACTGCAATGCCGTCCCACCCGGTCAACGTTGGGTCAGTCGTATCAAACACCCAACCCCATATCGAGTATCCGTTGCGGCACAAAAACACGCGGGTTGATTGCCCATCGGTGCTGTGCTGCACATGGAGATACAGGTTTGCACTCCCAGTACCGCCGAACATTGCACCCAGCGCGAGCGTTACAACCTCATCTATTGCTGTTGGCCGTGCCGATTTCGTCCCGTCCGTACCTCCATTCGCAGCTCCAAACCCGGTTTTGGAGATGATGATCTCGCCGTTTTCTGGCGTGATTTGGCGTAGGTCGATGCAAACATGTAGCCCTGTCGGTTGGCTGAGCACAATCCAAGAGTGCGGGACCCCAGCTGTGTTGTGCACGATGGAGCCAGGCACGGTCCAGCGGTTGACGTGATCCCCATTGCCAACGGCAACAGCATCAGATGCTCCCCACACTGTCCATGGTTGGGTTGCAAACCCGGTCAATGTCGCGACCAACGTGATAAATGTGGTCGCGATTTGTGCAGTCATCGTCCCGGGATATGGGATCGACTGGTTGACGTTGTACTGCCATGTCCTGTGTACAGTCGGAAGAGCCATTACGTGACCTTGAGTGTTTGCTTGAGGAGTGGTGGTCCCGTTGCTGCACCTGGGGTTGTCGAGGTCTGCAGTGCACCAGTCGTGATGTCGATGTCGACATCAGCGTTGGTAGTGATCTCGGTAACGATTGCAGCTGCAATAGAGGTAGATAGGTCGGAGCAAAAATCAGTGAGCGCTTGGTTGTCAGTCACCCATGCCCGGGCGAGCATGGCCGACCGCAGTGCTGTCGCGATTGCTGTCCCAAGTCGACTTGCATCGAGAGCCATCTACTCAGCCTTGACTTTGGTTGATCCGGTCACGATTGTCCCTGCAAACGGTCCCGCTTGCACGGGGTCAGTATGACGCGCAACTCCAAGCAGTGCAAGAGCGCCCAGTTTGATTGCGGAAGCGGCCTTGATAGTCACAGACCCCGTAGTCTCGATCTCCAGATTGATGGCCTGCGATGTTTGCCACAGATGCGCGATGGGTGCCGCTGGACTGCCGTTTTCAAAACCGACGAGCACGCGTGACCCCTTGGGTACCTCAACTAGAAGTCCAGGGATCCCAACCCGCAATGGTATCGCAGTCAGACCCGGGCCGAACCGTTGGTCATCGAGACGGACATCGAGACGGTCAACTCCAGCCGAGCGCGACCACGCAACAACCGACCCAGGGTACAACGCGAGATAGTCCATGCGCCGGGTCTTTTCGTCGACGATCGCCTCAAGCCCGGACCTCGCTTGCTCTGTCTCAAACTGCAACTCTGTCCTCAAGTTTGGTCCGGACAGCATGTGTCTGACAGCAGCAACTCGCCGACCATTAAATGTCTCTCCCGGGAAAACCAACGGGGCATCGGCTGCGATGACAAGTCTCCGTTGGTCGGGGCGATCATCAATGACAACCCACGACTCGATGGCAGATGCCGGCCATGTGTCGGTCCCGATCCAGGTGGTCCCGTCCGTCAACACCCGGCGTTGCGCGCCTATATGGTCGAGCAACTCCCGTAGTTGATCCTTGGCCTTGCCTTCGCGGCGCACCCAATGCGCCAAAAATGTATTGAGTGCAGTTGCATCCGATGTCGAGGCCAACGTCACACCGACGTCGCGTGAAATGTCACCAAGCACAATTGAGGCCGGCACCCCCTTGTATGCCTTGCCGGGCAACACGTCTGTCAATCTCCCCGACCCACCGACCAACTGCACCTGTACCCGGCCGTTGACAACTCCAGTCCTCAGCACTGTCCCGACGAGCTGTATTGCCCCGTCGGCCAACGACAATGTTGACGACCCATCAAAATCTGCGTCACCATCGACCGACACACGAGCAGTCCACGTGCCGACGAGCGGCATATCAACCGTGGCGTCAATAGCGGGGCGGTTGTCGAGTCTGACGTGGCTCATGGGTCTGCGCTTGTCGCTTTTTCAGTTTCGTAGAACTTCTTCTCGATCTCAGCATCCGTCAACCCAGCAGCCGCGTCGACTAACCCGAGCCCAGGTGGAGCACCTGTGTTGAATAATCCGTCTTTTATATAATCCGGTTCATTCCGCCACAACCAGTCCCGAGCCATTTCGCTACGAGTAGGCGTAGTCGATGTGCTCTTTTTCGGCACCTTTGGAGCAGGACGCCATTCAGTGATCTTTATCTTCACTTCACGTGTTTGCGGGATACTTCCATCTTGTGGCAAAGATACCTCTTCAACATAAACAGAATTGATTCCGTGGAGCGCCAAAACCGGGTGAACGACGTCAACCGGGGACAACTTGCCCTTGTGCGTCACTGGATTGATGATAGGTAGAATCTCCTGATATTGCTCCCAATGGTATTCTGTCCACATTATCAGGGCTAGCTCTATCTCGGCTGCGTTGGCACCATCATCGGTGATTGTCGCACCATCAGCCCCCTTGGCGTTCTTCTTGTCCAGCTTTCTCGACAATGTTCCTGCAATGCGGACAATGCCAGGGAGCTTTATCCCTGCAAGTGTACACGTGTCATACAGGTGTGGAGCAGCAGTCCAGTGTGGTATCCCGGCAATCGCACTCATGTGTCACACCAGTGTTTCACGTGAAACATCATAGGTCAAGCTCAGCTAGCATCCCCTTGAATTCAGCGCGAGCACGCGCAATCAACTCGTCTGGAGTTAGCCCCGCTCCTGATATGTTGAGGGTAAACGTGTTTGTTTTGGGTCCGCCCTCCCCGCGTTTTTGCGAGCCAGACTCCGCCTGCATCGACGGCACGGGGACATTGGCACCTGCATATCCAAACCCTCCAGGAGCCATCATGGCAGATGCGCCTACACCAGCTGGGACTGTGCCACCACCGAACCCTGGTATCCCACCCGCAAGGCTCGCCAAGGTGTTTTTCGCGCTACTTGTCAGACCCTCTCCTATTCTGCTCATTTTGCCGCTTAGGTCACTTCCGCTTAGCAAGTCGATCAGCGCTGCGACCGCGTACACAACACCCCACACCGCAGCACCAATCAGCACAATGCCACCCATGACCACCGCGGCAGTGGCTGCGACTAACGCCAGCCCAACGACAAACACTCCAATGAGGATACCTCCCACCACAGATAGAGCCCCTGCGATAAACCCAAGCGCATTCCCGATTTTACCGAGCGCTTCCGCGAACTCTTTCGGGTTGTCAGGGTTAAAGTCCATTCCTCCAAAGAGTCTGGCCAACGGGGCGAATCCGGCAGAAAACCCAGTTGCGAACCCTAACACAGCCTTGACTAAAGCTGGTAATATCTTTTCTGTATAATTCAGGATCTTGTCGAAATATACCGATATGTTTGCAATTCCAAGTTCGGCTGACACTTTGGCCAGCCCATCTCCCAACATGTCGATGATACCGACAATCCGTTTTCCGCTCTCAGACGCCGGGTCGAGAGCGTCAGCCAAAAACTGTGCCACTTTTTTGACGCCTTCGGCGAATTTGGACAACCCACCAGGTTTTTCAAAAGCTGCGAAAAACAGTTCGGTCGGACGCGAGACGAGCGTGGAGATGATGCCAGTGAGAGTCTTTGACAGTTTACCCATTCCACCACCGAACTTGGATTCGATGGTGCCAAGAATGGCGTCAATCGCTACCTCCGACGAGATCTTTCCAGCCTCCTGCATCTTGCGCACTTCATCTCTTGTTTTTCCAAGTTTATTGCCGAGCGAGTCCATGACGTCTGCCGTCGACAATCCGGCTTCCGCCAATTGCAACAGCTCGTCGCCCTGGAGTCGCCCCTTGCCACGGATTTGACCCAAAACGACAGATAGCCGTTGGATTAGGGTCGGATCTCCCTTTATAGCAGCAAGGTCTCCAATTGCTGAAAAAGTGCGTTCGAGTTCGGCCGGTTTGAACCCAAAGCCGAGCAGGCTCTTGTAAGCGGAGATCACATCAGTTGTCTGGAAAGGTGTGATAGATGCCATCCGCACGGCAGACTTGAACACATTGTCCGCCGCTGTCTTGCTCTTTGTCAACGTCTCCAGCGACAATAGCGACGTCTCGCGAAACGCACCTGCTGTCAACGCCGCTTTGGCAAACGACATTGCCATACTGCCAGCAACATATGCGGCTCCTGTGCCGATAAGTGCGATAGCTCCGGCCGCTGCCACGGCAGCACCCGCAACACTGGCCAGCCCACCTACACCGGCTCTAACCACCCCACCCAGCGAGGAACCAACTTCTTGGAGCGCGTCGTCCGCGCGGCCCATCGCGCTCGCCACACGTATCGCACCACCACCTATCTGTGGGCCAAATACCCTCCCGATCCCCTGAAATATCTTGGCGGCATTTCCAAGTTTTGGCTTGGCACCGAATTGACCTCCTACGCCGAAAAGCCCTCCAAAACCCGCAGCAACCCCACCACCACCACCGCCTGTACCGCTTTTTTTGAAAACCCGACCCATTGCCTTGTCGGTCTTTTTGAGGTCATCCTCAAGTCTGCCCAAAGCGGTCGAAATCCCCTTGACCCCAGCCGAGGCTTTTTTCGCAGGACCGCTTATAAGGTCGTCAAGCGCGACACCTATACGGATAGAGTCACCCATTGTAGGTCATTTACTCCCAAGGGATTTGGCGATAATGCGGAGTAGGTCGATGCCCGTCGCGAGGTGCAGTGCTCCCGACATCGACCGCACCTCATCCCCACTACACAACAGCGCGTGGAGGTCCTCGGCGGTCGCGTACAGATTGGTCTGCCCCGACCGCCACCGAGCAACTATTTTTTTGCGAGTGCAGTCTCATCCCCCCGGGCAACTGCAAGAATCGCCGTGCCGAGGTCGTCTGACAGGAGTGGAAACTTGTCAAACAACGACCTCATCTCGTCTGCAGACGGGTGGACAACGCACCTCAAACACAGATCAGCCATCGCAGCAAGCGTGGCCCCTTGTTTCTGTTTTTGGAGCGCTGCATCGATCTCAACCCGGCGCGGCCGTTTGAAATAGACAGGGCCCTGCAAGGTCTGCTGTACATACACACCTCCGTGCTCGGAGTCGAGTGCATCTAGTTGCTGATCTGTGATTGCCTCTAACACGCGTCACCTCAAAACATGTTGGACAATGGGTCGAGCCCGTTGAATGCGATCCGCCATGGGTCAAGAGTCCACTCCTCAACCAACCCGTCGGTGCCTTCGGAGTTAGACACAGACTCATCGGTGATCCGGCAACCCAGCACCTTGTCTGTGATGATTGCTTGCCCCGACGGCGCGTAGCTGACCACGATGTCAAACTGTTTGGTCATGTAGCCAGACCCAAGCGCTTGGCGGATCATGTCCGCAGTGTCTTTGGCAAGAGTCATCGAGGCTTCCGGCTCATATTTCCCCGTGGTTCGCCCTTGGGCTTGAGGATGGGTGCCATACAACTTGCCAGGTGTCAACGCGTGCTTGTACGTGATGGCGGTAACGCGTCTGTACACCTCGCCATTAATGTTGATCTCGATGGACGCGTAGTCGTATTCGATCCCGTTTATCAGTGGTGTGTCAGACATGGTCAGCTCCCGAGCACGGGGTTCTTGTACCCGGCGTTCGCGGTCAAGGTTTTGAAGTAACCAACCCCGACAAGGTCAAAATCTACCGTTCCGGACCTCGTTGACAGCAGGTTCTCATCTCGGCGGATGCGAACATTGACCGACGTTGCGTGCTCTGGTATCAGCGCATTGGAGATTGCAGTTGAGTACCGCTGATCAAGACCGCGAGCAAACAACTCGTCGATGTACCCGGTAGTTGAGTCTATGCGGATTTTTTTGTTGAGCGTCAGCGCGAGCTGCACATCGAGCACTCGACATGCCTCATCCATCACCTGTCGATACTGCACAAGGTCGTAGTCAGAGCCCGCCACCGCTGCCATGCGCGGCTGGTTGACGTACACCCCAGAGATCCCCTCCCAAGTGCGAGACGTAGCAAACCTCGCGTCATCGAGCCCAGGGCTCGCAGCCTCATCGTGCGAGATCGATATAAACCCTGGGATCGGCCCGGCGTCCTCTATGCTGCCGATGTCTGTCGAGATCGACGCCTTGGCGAGCATGGCAGAAATCCCCCATGCAATCGGCCGACGAACAATCAATCCCGACGGGAGCGCGACCTCCCCGAACCCGGCACAGACCATGACCCGGTTGCTTGTAGTCGATGCGTACGCGGAGATGAGAGCCGATTGCCAAGCAGCCTCATTGTTATCCCATGTAGAAAAACTGTAAGAGTTGTCAGCGTTGTATGTGCCTGCCGTCCATGTGATTGTCAATCCAGTGTCACCCAACACCTCCGCACTCGCAGTGCTGGTGATGGTCGAGCCGTATGTGTTGCCCCCGTCAGTCGAGACACGGTAGGTCATATTTGTCAACGTGCCACCCGCAACGATGTCGAGCACAACATCCC